ACTACGAATCTGAGAAGTAAGAGACCAGGCGGGGGAGTAATCTCCCGCCACCTCTGATGTGTCAGGCATCCTCAACGCACCCGCGCTTTACCATACTGAAAATGCTGTTTGAATGTTCATCTCTGAAAGAGGACTATGAATGAAAAAGGTATTGATTGCAGCACTTATTTCCGGTGTGTCTTTTGGCGCTTTTGCACAGCAGGGTGGTTTCCAGGGGCCAGAAGCAGAGCGTTCAACAGTAGCGCAGGCAAAAGAACTGAAGGATGATGCATGGGTTATCCTTGAAGGGAGCATCGTTAAAAAAGTGGGTGATGAACGTTATGAGTTTCGTGACAATAGCGGGACAATTGTCACGGATATTGATGACAGCGTATGGGCCGGGCAGAATGTTTCTCCGAAAGACAAAGTAAGAATTGAGGGTGAAATTGATAAAGACCTGAGCAGTGTTGAAGTTGATGTAAAGGCACTGAAATTATTAAAGTAACCGCCCCTGCTTGTTAAGCCCGTCTTACTGACGGGTTTTCTGTTTGTACATTCCGGCGTATTGCCTTACAATTCGCGCAGTCAGCCTGAACAACTGACACCTGCTGTCACCGGAGAATCCGATGACACAACACATAAAATCCCACAATTCTGAAGCCGACCCGGAAATTAAGCAGGGGAGGCGTTTTCGTGCGCCTCAGTATGGCTGGTTTCACTATCTGTTCTGTACGATCGATGAGGCAGATATGCTTCAAGAGGCGTATCTGCGTCGCGGTGTCCGTGTGGAGCGGAGTCTGAACGCTGATCGTCTGACCTGGACCGTTTCTGTATATCTTCCTGTTCGTGCACATCTGCCACGGACACATGCCTGCTACCGTCAGCGCGTCTGGAGGTAATGTGCGGGTATTACTTCGACCTGTTCTGGTTCCGGAACTCGGGCTGGTGGTCCTTAAGCCCGGTCGTGAATCATTGCCAGTTTTTCATCGCGGCAGGGTGCTGGTGGAGCCGGAACCGAAAAACATGCGGGCGCTGCCATCTGGAGCGGTTCCTGCTGTTCGCCAGCCGCTGGCGGAAGATAAATCACTGCTGCCATTTTTCAGCGATGAGCGGGTGATTCGTGCAGCTGGCGGCGCTGGTGCACTGTCTGACTGGTTATTACGTCACGTGAAATCCTGCCAGTGGCCACACGGCGATTATCATCACAGCGAAACCGTTATTCACAGTTACGGTGCTGGCGCAATGGTGTTGTGCTGGCACTGCGACAACCAGCTGCGCGACCAGACCTCCGAATCACTTGAGCAACTTACTCAACAAAATCTGACAGCCTGGATGATTGACGTCATACGCCATGTAATGAATGGCACGCAGGAGCGGGAATTATCGCTGGCTGAATTATCCTGGTGGGCAGTCTGCAATCAGGTGGTGGACGCATTACCTGAGGCAGTATCGCGTCGCTCTCTGGGATTACCGGCGGAAAAAATCCGCTCCGTATACCGTGAAAGCGACATCATACCGGGAGAACAGACCGCCACCAGCATACTGAAGCAGCGCACAAAAAATATTGCGCTACCGCCTCACACCCACCAGCAACAGAACCCACCACAGGAAAAGACGGTGGTCAGCATTGCCGTTGATCCGGAGTCTCCGGAATCCTTCATGAAACGACCTAAACGTCGCCGCTGGGTAAATGAGAAATACACACGCTGGGTAAAGACACAGCCGTGTGCGTGTTGTGGTAAGCCAGCGGACGATCCTCATCATCTGATTGGTCATGGTCAGGGCGGAATGGGAACAAAATCCCACGATATTTTCACGCTACCGCTGTGTCGGGAGCATCACAACGAGCTTCATGCGGATCCGCTGGCGTTCGAAGAAAAGCATGGTTCCCAGGTTGATTTAATTTTTCGTTTTCTTGATCACGCCTTTGCAACCGGCGTGCTCGGGTAAAAGAGGTTACTGATGCGTATAGAGTTTGTTTTGCCTTACCCGCCGACGGTGAACACCTACTGGCGACGTCGTGGCAGCACATATTTTGTATCAAAAGCCGGTGAGCGTTATCGCCGGGATGTGGCACTTATTGTTCGCCAGCAGCGGCTGAAATTAAACCTGTCCGGAAGGCTGGCGATAAAGATTATTGCAGAGCCACCGGATAAGCGCCGTCGTGACCTGGACAATATCCTGAAAGCACCACTGGATGCGCTGACGCATGCCGGACTTCTCATAGACGACGAGCAGTTTGATGAAATCAATATTGTGCGCGGCCAGCTCGTTTCTGGTGGGCGGCTGGGCGTGAAGATTTACAAAATTGAAAGTGAGTGAGCATAAATATGATATACCCGGAAATTACAGGCAAAAGCGGTGAGCATTTACGCCTGAAAACGCTGGAAAGTGTCTGGATCCAGGGGAAACTGCGTATGTGGGGGCGTTGGTCGTATATTGGCGACGGTAAGACGGGAAATATGTTCAACCAATTACTGACCTCTAAAAAGCTGACAAAAACGGCAATTAACGAGGCGCTCCGGAGGATGAAAAAAGCGGGTCTGGACAAACCTGAACTTGAGGCTTTTTTGCGGGATATGATCAACGGCAATCAAAAAAGCTGGCTGGCACATTGTACCGATTCAGAGGCGTTAATAATCGACAGGGTTATTGGTGAAGTACTGGCAGGTTATCCCGGGCGGCTCAATGTTCTGAGTCAGCGTTATGTGGGGCGGGGGATGACTAAGCGCAAAATGGCTGAATTGCTGAATGATGCACATCCGGAATGGAGTTTAAGAACCTGTGAAAGACGCATTGAGCATTGGCTAAAGGTGGCAGAATTTATTTTGTACAAACCAATGGTTATGGCTTTTGGTATAGAGAAAAAAGTTATTGCTTTTTGACGTAAAAACTGCTTCAATTCCGGTAAGCTTCGCAAAGCTGTACCGCGAGGCGAATAGCAGACATGGACATTTGAAAGAGCCCGCTTTTTGCGGGTTTTTTTATGACTGAAAAACGGCACGGGGCGTTAAACGCGCTGGTGGTTGCTAATACCGGTCTTTCAACTTGCTGGCTTTTTCGACAAGAGTTATTGGTATGTCACGTTAACCGGAAAAGGGAAAAAGACATGCTAAAACAGCAGGATATGACAGAAACCGCCAGAGTGGTGTTTAATGAATTAAGCGTTACCGAACCGGCGACAGTCGGGGAGATTGCGCAGAATACTTACCTTTCACGCGAACGCTGCCAGTTAATACTGACCCAGCTGGTTATGGCGGGTCTGGCAGACTATCAGTGCGGTTGTTACAGACGCATTCAGTCCTGAAGGCTTTTTATTTGTGGTAAATGGGCGGCTGGTGGGGGGGGCGGCACCTGTCAGTCCTTTGCTTATGTGTTGATGATAATTTACCTTTTGGGGCTATAATTGAGCTAACCAATTGCTAATGAAAGTAAAATTATAATGGCTGTTGTCTGTTCAGTTATCATGGTTTGCTCCCCAATTAATATTTTTCTTGAAAAGGATACGTTGTCACTTAAGCCAGGCTCAGTCGTTCTGGCCACCAAATGCATCAGGGAGCTTTTCCTTATGCATTATGGCAAAGTTAAAATTGTCGATATAAGCGAATCCGTCGTAAGTCAATATCTGGAAAGTCAGCATAAGCTGACGAGGACTCGTCTGACTGACATTCCGCTTTACCTGTTGCTGGAACCCAACAATCCTGCGTTGGCTGCGGCTTTAATTACCAGCCAGGGATTTTCCGGAGAGGTCACGGATATGTTTCTTATGATGGCCTGCCTGTCTCTGTTTGAAACAGATGAACGGATGTCATTGTTTTTAAGTGGATGTTTATCCAGCATAAGTGCCAAAGTCAGGGCGATAATTCAGACAGATATATCAGCAAGCTGGACGCTTGGTGCGATTGCTCTACAGTTGCATATGAGTGAGAGTTTGTTAAAGACAAAACTGAAAAATGAAGGGGGCATGTTCAGTCGCTTGTTGCTGGAAGAGCGGATGCGTGTTGCTGTAAATATGTTATGTTCCCGGTATGGATATGGACAGGCTGTAGCAGAAAAATGTGGTTATTCAAGCCGGTCCTACTTTATTTCTGTATTTCACCGCTATTATGGCTTCCCGCCAGACAGATATGTATCCAGGCAAGGGCTTGATTATTGATTTTCATCTGATTATTATTTTTTGGCTCGGCCCTTTAGCTCAGTGGTGAGAGCGAGCGACTCATAATCGCCAGGTCGCTGGTTCAAATCCAGCAAGGGCCACCATCACAAACCGCCATTAGCTTATCAGGAAGAGCAGACGACACCATAACAGGGTTGTTGGTGCGGGGCCGGGTCCCCGATGGCGGTCCATTATCGGTATTCTGCGTTGTTAGCTCAGCCGGACAGAGCAATTGCCTTCTAAGCAATCGGTCAGTGGTTCGACTCCACTACAACGCGCCACACTTATTTTCCAGGCTCGCTTCGGCGGGCCTTTTTTGTATCTGCGCCACGCCCGGCGCATATCAACCACAGAGCCTTTCGGGGGTGAGCTTACGGAGTGGTCAGTGTGACTTTCTCTGTGGGCAGATCGCTCCCGGGCGTTGGCTCACCCACCCAAAGGAACGTCACGATGTTTGGAATCTTCAAAAAGAAAACCCGCAGAGCGGCAGCGGAAATTAAAAAGTTTGAGAAACGCGATCTGGCACAGGCGGTGATTAACGCTGCATACCTGGTGGCCTATGCAGATGGTGAATGCGAGGCATCCGAGAAAGCGAAGATCGAACAGGTCTTACGTAATCAGCCTGCGTTGTCTGCGTTTACCTCGGAAATTAATGCGATTAGCGCAACTATTATCGGTCAGCTGGATACCAATTTTAAAATTGGTCGTCGTGCCGCGTTACGCGAGATTGAGGATGTGAAACACGATACGCGTGAAGCGGAAGATGTGCTGGATGTGGCGGTGGCCATTGCGGAGGCAGACGGCGAAATTGAGCCGGAAGAGCGCAAGGTGCTGGAAGAGATTGCCGGTGTTCTGGGTCTTCGTCTGGAGAATCACCTGTGACGGTAAAACTGCGCCTGGCTGTGGCTGCACTCCTGCTGTTTCTGGTGGTGATGGTGGATTTCACCAGCAGAATCATGTCGGTGCTGGCGGATGGGGTGCTGGTCTGCGGCATTGTGGTATTGCTGTGGCCGGTGATAAAAAGAAACAGCCTGCATAATGCTTGATTTTTTTGTTTGCTGTTTATTAAAAACACTTCTGCATGGTGAATCCCCCTGTGCGGAGGGGCGATCAGCAACCAGGTATATGGGATAATCGCGGATTCAGGTGCTGATACTGAATTCACCGGGAGGCACCCGGCACCATGCTTTGCCACAAAAGTGTTGTTTCTGTTTTTCTCAAACTATCATCGTTATCCCTTTATTTCCGGCTGCGCATGGCGTGGCCTTTTTTTTACGACCAGCCACTGGCAGATGGCCATCCTGTAATTTGATTCCGGTTCCGGCTTTTTAACTCTGTTCCTGTACACGGGAGAAATTCGATGTCGATTAAACATTATGATGTTGTCAGGGCGGCGTCGCCGTCAGACCTTGCGGAAAAGCTGACACACAAACTGAAAGAGGGCTGGCAGCCGTTTGGTAGTCCGGTGGCCATCACGCCTTATACTCTGATGCAGGCCATTGCGGCGGAAGGTGATGTCACCACACCTGTGTTGGTGAAGCCGTCGGATGGAGAAGGCACAGTAATCAGCGCCACCAGAGACACGGAGTATTACTTTGTTGTGGTTCTGGCGGGGCAGTCAAACAGCATGGCATATGGTGAAGGCCTTCCGCTGCCGGAGACATATGACCGTCCGGACCCGCGTATTAAGCAGCTGGCGCGCCGCAGTACGGTGACACCGGGCGGTGCAGCATGCAAATATAACGACATCATTCCGGCGGACCATTGTCTGCATGATGTGCAGGACATGAGCCGCCTTAACCATCCGAAAGCGGACCTGTCAAAGGGGCAGTACGGAACCGTGGGGCAAGGGCTGCATATCGCCAAAAAACTGCTG